ATAACATTATTGTATAGTGCAGAATTTTTAGTAAATCCTGCTGATTTTTTCCATCTTTCTTTCCATAGCGTTGGGCATACTTTATGATATTTCCTAAGCAGAAACCCTCTCCATGACCAGCATCGAAGATGAACTCGGTTGACTGGATTTTTTCCATACTGTAATGACTATCATAAGTCTTTGTAATATGGTTTTGTAGCATGGTCATTGCTACATCTTCGTTAAATTTATTTTCTTTGTATTCACTCATTTTTTGTTTATTGTAAAAAAGCCTACTTGTACAAGTCTGCCTGTTTTCTTGTCCTTTCCAAATCCTGCACAGAAAGGGGCGTGCCAATAGTGGGCAGGATATAAAATACATCTGTTATACACATTCCCAACATAGGTATGCATATCAAACATTCCATCTTCTGTCCAACCTTGTTTAAAACCTGTTAGAGGTTTTGTAAGTTCTTTAGTCTTGAATATCTTACCTGTTTCTTTAGACCTAAATAACCCTGTTCCTTTTGATAAATCATCTGCAGGACTCAAGTAAATGACCGCAGCGTACGCTTGACCACCCATCATATTTGTTGTGTTTTCTAAATAACCTGAACAATCGTGGTGTACCCAATTATAGTCTGCGTCTTTTTCTGTTGATAAAGTAAAAGCAGTATTACTATTATGTGCTGGAAAATATTGCATTTTTGCATTTAATAAATTTTCCCACCTGTTTCTACAAAAAATAAAGTTTTCATCAGAAAAACTACTTTTAGTTCTTGACCCAGGAAAGTTAGTGTTCCTTTCTCTACGACCTGGTCTAAAAAACATGGACAAGGCTGTTTCCCTGACTTCATCAGGATTAGGATAGAAGTTATCCTCTATGACAATCACTTGCTCAATTCATCAAGCACATCAAGTCCACCTTCAATTTTTGCTAAATATTCTTTCTTAGCAGATAATTGTCCCTTAAGAAGTGCTATTTCTTCTTCAGTAGTAGTTCTTTGTACATTTAAGTTATTACGCAACATATCTCTATGTTCCATAGTGTCTAAAGGTTCTTTTTTAATACCTAATAGTACATCAAGAGGTGTGTCTTTTGCCATGTTTTCTTACTCCATTTCCTAGATGAACAGTATTTCCATCTGATTTTCTCATAACAATCGGTCTAAACCATCTAGTTTTTGCTAAATGTTTTTTGATTGCTTGTTGTTGTTCTTCTTCTGTAGTTCCGTCATTGAATGTGAATGTAAATCCATTCTGTTCTACTTTTATCATCTTGTTATCCGTTGGTCATACCATGCGAGACCTTCATCCCACCAATGGGGTTTGTCTCGGTGTGACCACTTGGCGAATGTCGCCTTGTCTGTGTGATAGTATAGTCGATAACTGCCCACAACATCATCTTCGTCTTTCAACTCATCTGGCATTGCCATACCAAAAGGTGTCTGCCCTACGCGAGGGAGATTCTTGGTATCGGGCAGTTTATTTACTACTTCTACTACCGACTTGTGTTGCTTACCATAACGATAGTGGTACTCATCGTTTAGTGCGTTTGCATAGCAATGTGTCCACTCATAGTTGTCTAGTGATGACCTAGTCCATATCGTGCAAGGATGATTGTACATCATTGGTAGATAAGGTGTCAACGGTCTTTCTTCCATTGGTAAGTCTTTTATCTTTGCCTTTTCCTCATTGAGGATTTTACTTTCTTCTTTGTCCAAGGCACGAGGGACAAAACCAAGTACATGGTCTACCCAGATAGCTGTGCACAAAAGCTGTGCAGCTTCAAGTGGCATCTTCACTATGTGTTTATCCACATGGTATTCAGCACATTTGTCCATATCTTCATCTAAGTAAAATAAATTCATATTATATCCAGCACTTGTATTCGTTGCACTCGCCTGTTTTGTAGTTTACCATCTTACCACAAAACTCGCAGTCATCCCAATACCAAGTCTCGAAGGACTTTGTCTCGGAGTTCCACACTTGACAAGTTTTTTTGTTTGTTGTATTTTCATTCATATGTATATTATACTAAAAATTATTACTGCTGTCAAGAACTATTTTTTGGTGTTATTACAATAAGGACATTTCTGCCCAAGAGCAACGAAAACGATTTGCTTTCTAACCTTGCAGAAATGTTCCCACATGGTTTCGCCCCAGGACAGATGTCTGTTCATTACTTGCCGCCAAATGCCTTACCTGCTTCAGATATACCAAATGCACCCAATGTTACAATAACAAAGGAGGTGTAAATAGTATCTGATATAACAAGGTCTTGCCCCATGAAGGCAGTAACTAAATCACATATTCCAAATACTGTCATTAAGAAGAAAGAAATAAAACCAATGATAGCTTTTTCATTTATATCATTATGGTCTAAGAATAAGTCCATGAACTTACGCTTGCCGGGCTGCATTCGAGCTCGGTCTTCTTTCATCTTAGCAATCAAGTCTTCAGCTTCGTCGAGTTTATCGACTAACTTCATGTACTTGTCTAAATCTATTTGGACTTCGTTTCTGCTGTTATCAGCAACTGTTTCAGCCATAGTAATCTCCTATGGTTTCCAGTCATACCACTCCTTCCTACGATAAGGCTTTCCAGGCATTGCTTCCTGAAAATGAAAAGATATCGATATTCTTGGACTTAGGGTATCTACTTTGTGGTATTTACCCTTTGGAATATAAAGTAAGTCACCATCATTTAGGTCTACTACTTCTTCCAAAGTAGCATCGTCAGGACGATAATTTCCTTTATCTGCAAACTCTTTATAAATGTACCAGCGTATATTGCCTCGCACATGAAATAAAAAGTTATCAGTAGAATCAGCGTGAATTGGAAAACACTTAGCATCTTTTTGACTACTACAATAAATGTTAGCTTGTCCAATACCATAATGTTTTTCAAACTCTTGACATTGTTTCCACATGGTTTCATTTAGGAACTCACTCAATGTCAGTATAAAACTACAACCTTGATTCCAAAAGTCATAGATTTGTTCTCTACTATATTTCTTTTCTGATTTTTTCTTACACCACTTATCCCCATTAGGTAATACTACTTGTAGTTGTGGTGTTCTATCCCATACTCCATTAATTTCCATTTGATTGAGATAGTTGTCGAGTTCTTCCCAACTAAAATGATTTTCAAATTTGGGTTTGTTCGACTTAATATAAAAATGTCTTTTGCCTTTATACTTACTATAAAAGTTATCCATGCCTACAGGAGCTATAAGTTCTTCAAAAGGAATCACTTTATTCCTCCTATTGTTTTTACTATATTATTATACCTCCAGTATACTTCCATGATGTCTTGTCTTTGATGGGATGCTTTTGCATGGGGATTGTACTTTGGATGCCAAGGTTGGTAACTCAAAGCTGTAAGATGTACTTGCCATATTTCTTCTAGGGGTATTTGCATCTTTTCTACATTTTTTATGTCTTTATATGGATATGAAGTATCTGACCCATCAAAACTATTCCATCTTTCATCTACTTCTTCTACTATTTTACTTGACTTATTTCTATAAGGAGAGCCAATCTGTTCCATAAAATGCCATTTATAAGTTCCATTCCACTTCGCTTGAACACTTATTGGAGCAATAAATTCTTTTGCTTTTTCACAATCTATTACCATAACACTATCACACCACCAACCTCTTTCTTGTGGTGTCCCTTTATACTTCGCATCATTCATTTGTAGACTATCCCATACCATGCCAAAAGGTTTGCCTTTCAAGTCTGTTCTCCATAGATGGTAGATATCTCTAAAGTTTATCATATCTACATCTGTATAAATTGCTCTACCTTTAAAATTACATAGTTCTGGAACTGCATAACGATAGCAAGTAAAAGGTGTACCCCATCCTTGTCTTTTCCAATCAGGAAACATACTAGGTCTTAGAAATGTAACTTCTACTGGGTGGTCAGTATTTTTAAATATACTAAACAAATAGATTTGCTCTATTGTTGGCTCTTCATGTTCACTTGTTCCTATGAACAGTCTAATAGGCTCATCTTCTTTAGGTCGTCTTGATAGACCTTTCTTAAATATACCTGTTTCTTCATTACTCATCATGATAGCTGACATATATTACCAAATCTCCTTTTGTAAAATGTGCATTAAAGTTCCATACATTACCAGAACTAAAGGAATCTCCTTCAAATATTTTATTATAATTATTCTTTTTCCATGAGTATAATCCATACTCGGTCACTTCTAATGCTTGTGTTAATTCTATGTAATTTTTACCTAATATTATTGGAATAAATCCTTTTTCTGCTTTTAGAATAAAAATAGATTGTCTTTTCTTGTGAGCAGCAGGTAGCATGATACCTTTTTCTGTAGGTTTTACTATTACTACCTTTTCTATTTGTTCTTTAAAACTACCTTTTATACTAATATCTTCTAGTATAGTATTACCGTGTTCTCTCCAATAAGGAAAAGTACAGTTATATGTAGTCATGTTTGAGTCTGCCCTAAAGTCATGCCACATTAGGTATGTATCACACCAAGGAAACTGTGAATCTCTTTGTCCATCCATCCACTTTACTACTTCATTTCCTAGTCTTACTAAACTTGTTGGTGTTTTTACCATACTTGTGATTCTCCTCGTATAAATCCTACTAGTACATCTCTTTTGCCCCACTCTAGTGGTGTGCTTTCATGTAAATGAAAAGATGTGAATATTATCAGACTTCCTTTGTCTTTCATTGTTCTAAATTTATGTCTAAATTCTGATTGAGGCATATCACTTATTAGTCCTTCAAACTTCGGGTTACTTAAAATGTCAGGTCTACTATATGTTTCTGCTACTTCTAAGTTGCCTCCCCCATAATCTGTGGGACTGCTCAATTGAATACTTAAACTTATCTTTCGCATTGATACTCTATTTTTTATCATATCAAGCGTTGGTCTGCAATCCCTGTGTGCAGTAAAAAATTGTCCTTTCTTTTTGTATCTTATAAAATTAAATTCATGCTGTTTCCTGTGTGAATACAGTTTGAACTTATATGTTTTGTCGTTGTAAAACTCTACAGCAGAGTATATCTTATCATATAAAGCATCTGTTATATCACATTGCCATATTCTATCACAATCTCGTAAATCAAGGTCTATACCTCGATATCGAGTTCCTGCTGGTTTAAATTCTTTTGTTTGGATTTGGTAAAACTGTTCTATCTCGTTGCTAGATAGGAAATTAGGTATGTGTCCACATATGTCTGAAGCATTGTTTTTATCCTGACTTATTTCTAATTTCATCTTTTACCATTTGTTTGATTGTTTCTATTAATCTGGGGTAGCTTTCAAATTCTTCTATATCTTTGGAAGGGTGGGCTATGCTCTCTAGCTCTACCACCCTATCTTCTAGTTCTTCCAACCACTCTTCATTTTCTTCAAATCTTGCTTGTGCTGGCTCGTGGTTGTCAAACCAGTCAGCATGCTTTTGCATATCTCTTTTCCAAAATAGCATTTGAAGAAATTGTTTAAACATTTTTAATAAACTGTTCTAAGTTAGCAAACATCTCATTATAAGTATTTTTTATGGATATATCGATTACAAGTCTAGGAGTATCTCCCATGTTTCTATCGCTCATCCAAGTACTAGAGCCATCAAGCTCTCCTATCAAACAAGTCCAATCTTTTGTATCAGCTGGTCTATGTCTATCCTCTATCTTTGTTCGCTTTCCATCTTTAATGTAATTTGTAAGTCCATATCCACTATTATGTATAAACTTTACAAATTTTCGTGGTTTATCTCCACCATTGTGCCAACCTGTCCATCCTGTTGCTGGTGGTTGAAATAACATTGTATCGTAATAGAACTCTCCATGAAGCCGTCCTTCATCTGATGCCATATTATTGATAGCCCCTATTAGTGCTAGTGTAAGTCTTTTGTACCTATCAGTGCTTGTTCTTCCCACCCAGTCTATAGAGTTGCTCTGTATCGGATGCCCACTAAATTTAGCGTCTGCTATGTGTGCTTTTAAATCTACTGCTGATGTTTTAGGCAGTGGATGATGTTTCCATTTATGAGGAAGTCTGTAAAACTCTTCAGCTATGCTATCTAATCTAGTTATTAGACTGTGTTTCTTTATCGGAATTGCTTTCATTGGTCGTAACCTCTCTGTAGTAAACTACTACATCTTTGAGTTCTGTAATGTATCTTTTTAGTTCTTGCATATTATACGCCATAACTTCATAATCTGGTATGGTCATTGCAAGGAATACTAACTCCCCTTCTTGTTCTTTGATAACTTCAAACTGTTCTTCAAAGTTCTCAGGCGTTATGGTTAACCACATTACCTCTTTTAAATCTATTTCACGAGGCATAATAGGTTGAACTATTGTCCTCTCGATTGGTTTTGCTACTATCTCTACTTGTTTAGTTGGAATTAGGCTGCAGCTGGAGCCCATCATCAAGGTCATCAACAACAACGCTGAGTTTCTCGATGTCTTCCATGATATGTTTTGTTCCATTGTTTATCTTCCTTTGCATATCAACTGGGTCGCCTATTATTTTGGCAGTCAGTTCATAGTTTCTTATAAATTCTGAATATCTATTCAGTTCCCTTTGAGCGTTCTGACTTTTTATTGTCATCTCGTTCAATTGTGTTGTCTGTAATTTGAAATCATTAGTCATTGTATCTAATGCTTCTTGTTGAGTAGCTACTGCTCCCTCTAATGCTAGATTATTTGCTTTTAGTGTGATATTCTCATTGTATAGCCAATATCCACCTAGTCCTAGCACTATAATTATTCCTATTAAAAATTGGTTCATAATTGTGTTATCCTATAGTTAAGTCCTTCTGCTCCTCGTATTTCTACTAACTCATCATCATCAGTAGTAAAGGATATGAACTTTTCTTCTTTTTTGTGGAACTTCTTAACTATGTATATTTCATCATCTGCGTCGCCCCATGTCATATTATAACTTACCTTTAAGTTATATCTAGGCAAGAAATAATACTTAATCCGTAAGTAAATGTCAATAAAGAATTGTTTTACTATTCCTAAGAATTGTTTTACTCTTTCCATTCTCCACCTTCAAACATTACTGCTTCAGCTTCTCGTCTACGGACTAATCCTTCTAAGACTTTTCCACCTGCTTTGTTCCATCTTTTGATTTGATTAGGCACATCAGGATAATCTCCTGCATTTAGTACTTTTAGTAATGTAGATGCCTGTAAATTGGCTGAGCCGAGATTGTATACCCATGAAACTAGGGCATCAAACTGGTTTTGTGATAGTGGGCAAGTTACTAAATTGTTGATGTATCCTTCGTATTCTTCTAGTTCTACCTCTAACATATAGTCGCAATGGTCTTCACTCCATTCATCTCCCTCTTGCACACCTTTTGTATGACCATAACCTATAGTCCATACTCCTGCCGCACATTGATAGGCTTTCGTTTCTAAGCCTTCAAAGTGTTTAATTAAATCTAATCCATACTCACTTATATTCATTTCTTCTCCTAAGCAAGGGAGTGACCTGAGCCACTCCCTAATCGTTGACAGTCTAGGTGAGATAGGAAATATTGATTCCGATTATGCTGGCACCAAAACTTAATAAAAAGATTTGATTGACAGCTTCACAGAACTCTCCATTCTCACATATTGTATCACGAACTTTGATAGCGATTGCTTTCATTTTAATTTATCTCCAAGACTTTCCTCTTAGAATCTGGAGTTCGTGATAAGTTGATTGTCAGTAATCCGTCTTGTAGATTTACCTTATCTACTAATAGGTCGGCATTTAGAATAAACCTTCGTTCAAAAGATTTTAGACTAAGACCCTGATGAATAAAGTCTTCATCATCACCTAGTTTGTGTTCTTTTTTACCCTTGATTTGGAGTTCTTTGTTATCAAAAACTATCTCCAATTCTTCTTTTTTCCAACCTGGCACTGCGATTTCTATACGATAACCGTTTTGCCCTGTTATTAAGTTATATCTCGGATATGCTGTGTCCGTGTAAGACGGCAGTGTAGGCATATCCAATCCAAGCCAAAATTTACTTAAATCTATACTCATTTTTTATCTCCATAATTCCTTTTCAGTAAATATTCACATCCCCTTTCGGTAGATGCACCAATACGCAAGTGAAACCTATCACTTACAAAATAATTATATCAAATTTTTAACTTGAAGTCAAGAACTATTTTTCAGAGTCATCGAAAGTAAGTAATCCTTCTTCTTCCAAATAGTCCAATGTGCCTCGTATTCCCACTTGCTTTCCACCAAAGTAGCAGAAGCAACAGGACGCAATTAAAAATATTAAATAGCTTATGTCATTTTCATTCATATACATATTATAGCAACTTCATAACCTAAAGTCAAGGTAAATTTATACCATAACTTAAAATAGTTCTTGACAGTTCCTCAAAATCTTGATATACTATAGGTATGAAATATAAAAGAGCAGTAGAATTATTAGATAAAGTATTTGAAGAGCTACCAGATAATATCGAGTTAACAAAGGGTGGTTTGGGAGAGTTAGCACTTGCTCATCATCTTGGGCATGAGCTTGTAGATGGCGACAAGGGAGCTGACGCGTCTTTCGAAGATAAGCTCTTTGAGTATAAGGTTTCTACTACTAACACTTTTAACTTTCATTTTGGGACTAGAAAGAAAGTGGAAGGCACATGGCAAGACACTATTCTGAACAAGTTCTCAAATGTTGCAGGGGCTTACTGTGCAAATAGAGTCGGTATGAAAATTACAGAAGTGGCATACTGCCCTTGCGACATACTTGTTCCCGTGCTTATACAGCACTTCGAGAGAACTACAGGTCAACAACTTAACAAATCTTTTAGCATGAATACATTCAGAAAGCTAACGGAAAATAATTCTTGACTTTACAACTGAAAAAGTGTATAATAAACTTATGACAAAATGGACAATGACAGAAAAAGAATATTTGAAACGGCATTATAATATCATGCCAACAGAAGATATTGCGAAAAAACTGAGCAGAACTCCATCACAAATCGCCTCACAGATATACTATTTGAGAAAACGAGGATGGACTTTTCACAGGAGGTCAGATGCCTAGTGTGAATTTGAGAGGAATGAGTTTCGAGAAAGGACTCCGCATTTTCCGTAAAAAATGTCAAAACGCTGAGATTAAGGAAAGATGTCGTGAACTCCAATTTTATGAGAAACCAAATCGAAAGAAGAATGAAAAGAATAACTATCTAAAACGCACTAAAATTATAGAAGCAAAAAAGCAACAATCTATTGAGCTACGGAGAAAGCAGCGTCATAGATAATAGATTTACTACTATTCCATACCTCCATTTCGAAAGACATACAAAATATCATTTGAGAACTCAACTAGAAACCAAAGATTAAAA